CATCTGTTCAAATTCACTCCAATTGTAACGAAATGAGCGGAATCGTTGACGTGAAAATGACCCACATGTGTGCCCACGCTAAGTGTGGCATTAGTTTATATAAGTGTGGGACATGTCTCGCTGAATTCGACACTGATGCCATTGAAGACCACCTTGATGAGTGCGGCTGGGGAGAGCGGATGATCTTCCGAACCAGCGGCGCAATGTGCCCCAATGCCGTGCCAGGTGCCTCGTTCCCCACCGGGATGCGGGGCGAAGTCCAAAGCTCCATCGTGATCAATTGCACTGAGGCCTGGCAACACTATGACCGCCCGGAAGGCGCGCCGGCCATCATCCGGTGCCTGGTCTGCGGCACTAAGCGATTCGCTACTGAAGCCGACGACCACTGCTGTGAGCAAGAAGCCGACACTGACAGAGAAGGGCCGGAACTCGTGAAGCCCTACAACGACTGGTTGTGCACTGTCCCCGGATCTGGCGTGCCCCAGTATGGACGAGTGCACTCCATCCGATTGAAAGACATTTGGGACATACCCGGCATCAGCGGCGGTGATCCTATTGACGCGGGTGTCGGTTTGTACAAGTGTTGCGATTGTTTTGAGGAGTTTACGAGCGTCCGACTGCGACAACACCTATCAGTTTGTTCATCGGCCAGGATCTTGTGCATCATTGACCCCAACGACTCACAGACGTATCACCAACACATCACCGACTGTTTCGGGGTTGCCATCACCGAGTGTCCAGAAGTGAAGTTCACCAAGGTAACGGGCAAGCCACCGCGGCTGATCTGCGACAACGATTCGGGGTACTACCGGTGCTGCCACTGTGGAATGTTCCTCACCCTGCGTGAGGTAATGCTCCACAGCCACGAGAAATTCATCCAGACCATGAAGGGTGAAGACTCGGAATGGCGGTGCTACAACATCGACCAAGTGCGGTACTTTGAAAATGCCACCATCATCGCCGAAGACGATTGGGACCTTTACGCGGATCTTGACGAGCTGTTTGACAAGGAGCCGGAAGGTGAGGAAGACAATGCTGATGTCCACGCAGATGCTGCCCCGATGGTCAGAAAGGAGACAAGTGCCGCCCCGAGCGCCGTGCCCAGCACGATGAACTCGGCCCCGGGCAGCGGCACCATCGCCAGCGAGGGCCCTGAACTAGCCATTAACTTTCTCGGCCCAGCAGGTGCACAGCCCATCGAACTCATGGACATGGCTGGCCCTGCCATTGAACATATCGACGTGGCTAGGGAGGTCTTCACTGACACTCAAACGACCCCGATTAAACTCACCAACCAGGCTAAGAGGGGGACCATTGTCCAAACTATCCCCTATTTAGATTCCTCGAAATGGAGCCCAGCCATGATAGCCCAGGCCAAGCTTAACGAGATTTGCGCTGGCGGCGTGTTGTACCAGATGGAGATGCACGGTCCCGCCACCAACGGCGGCTGCCTGCGCGCTGTCTGGTTGCCATACACGCCCACCAGCACAACCGTAAACATCTCGCGCATCTCCCAATACCCATACATCGAGATTCCAATGGGGGGGGATCACCAAGTAACGATGTGTCTGCTTGACTCGAAACTTGCACCCGTCATCAGGAAGACAAGCGAGTTTTTCACGCCCTATAACCCGCAAAGCACGTGCTGCATATGCATTTACGTGGATCAAGAACTCAACAACGGGTACAACGTGGGGTCCAGCAACGAGTTGTATGTTGCATACATACTGCGCGCTTGCTTTGGTCCTTACTGGAAAATGGGGCGGGCTCTCATTGGCAAGGAGGGCGAAGACGGGCTCGTTGGCCGTAGCATATCCAGCTTGCTAGGTAAGACAGGCACCCGTATGGAGATCGGCGACAACAACCAATTCTGGGACCGCAACAAGTTCCCGAAACCCGACCTGGACCTAATAATGCGCAACGCAAACTCGTTTAGCGTCCGACAGGTCAGAACCAACAACTTGACCGAGGTCAACGCCGTCGTCACGCGCATCGTACTAATGAACGGTCTCATATCATCCAACGACAAGAAGCTCGCTTTCATACACGGAGTGCAAATGGCCGGCAGCCCATCAACCAGCTACACCACTCCATCGAATAGCT